TGCCAGTTGGGTTTCTATCCAAAGCAGTAGGTGTTGGCACGCTAGGTGTTTGACCAAGCATCGATCCAGTAAGTGATGGGTTTGGAATGTATCCAATATCTGCGCCTGGATTGATTATGTTTACGGCCCTAATTCCTTGATTTGCAAATTCTACTAATGCTCCAATTGCTTCTCTAATTAAGGTGATAAAACCCTTAATGTTTCCAGCAACTGCTTCAATATATACTCCAAATTTGTAAAAACCTGAACCGGTTTCTTGTAAGGCTGACGATAAACTATCGTCTCCAGTTAATCCTGCAATAAAATCGTTTAATGCTGGAATACCTACATCGTTTAAAAAGGTAATAAACTTTTCAATCTGTGGCAATAAAGCAACACCTAATGATTCTTTGGCTTCATCAAATCCTACTTTTAAACGATCAATCTTGCCCTGGAATGTTTCTGCGTTTGCTGCTGCTGCGCCACCATACAAATCTGATAACTTAGTTTGAATCTCTGTAAAAGATAATGTGGCTAATTCTGCCTTAGATAAGCCAAGCCCTAATCTGCCTAATGATGTTGTGTTGCCATCTTGAGCACGACCTAATGCATTGGCTACTGATTCAAGGTCTTTGCCTGATGCTTTACTGATGTCTAATGCGAGTCCTAATAACTTTTGCGCTTCTACTGTGTCTTTTGTAGATACTGCCAATCTCTGTAATGCTGGGCGAAGTGCATCATCCGCTACGCCAGTGGCAAGGCTGGTCTTAAGGATCATGTCCTCAGTAGCCTTTACCTGGGCATCAGTAGCCCCTGTGGCGGCCTTTAAGGCGTTGGCTAACCTAAGTTGCGCAGCCTCATCTTCAATCGCTGCTTTAACGCCATCGATGGCTAATTTGCTTGCATAACCTGCTGCTGCAATTCCTGCTGCTGCAAATGCTAATGCAGCCTTTTTGCTAAAGTCGCCAATCTTGCTTGAACTCTTTTGAACTGTATCATCGGCTTGATCTAGTTTCTTTTTAAGATCATCAATATCAGCAAGGATTGATAACTTTAACGTGCGATTATCTCTTGCCATTATGTCCACTCCTTAAGAATGCGCTCAAATGATTCCTGCCACTTGTTCACTAATTCAGGCTGAATTCTGCGAAGAGTTGGGTATATGAACCATCCACGACTGCCACCGCCAGGTGCTCGCCCAGAAAAGGCCGGGAACTGTTTAAACCTGTTTGATCCAAACTCAATACCGCCCCAAAGCGTTTGCGTAGTAGCACCACCTGAAAATTTTTGTCTAGCAAACCCATATCTAAATTCACCGATTTTGCTTGACTTCGAAATGCTAACTCCGTCCGCAACTCTTTGCGCAACTTCGCCTGATTTCGTTCTGCCTCTAGCCGCTTGCTTAATTTCCTCTGATGCAAAATACGCCAAAGCAGCAGATTGCCTTCTTGCTTCATCCGTTGCTTGATCATCCATAAGTTTGAACGCTTTGTAAACATCCCGAAGGTCGGATTTGTCATAGGCAATTTTGGAATCATTAGCCATTATCCTCGCTCCTTCAAAATCTCAACTGCGGTTAGTAAATCTTCTGCGCTTGTCCATTCACTCATTGGTATATGGGTGGCTATTGCCACCGCAACAAGTAAACGGCTTACGCTTCCTTCTGGATGACTTTTGGGTCATCCGCATCACCGACAATTACATCGGCAACTGTTTCCATCCAGGCATCCATTGGCTTGACTGGTTTGTCCCCGGCAATAGCACGCTTATGGGCATGATAAGCCAAAAACATAAGATCCCACATGCCAATTTTTTCTTTGGCTTGTCCAATCGTGTTTCCTGTCTGTTTCTCCCATTTCGCCCACTCAGCTGGTTGGGCTATGTAAGTGGCTTGCTCACCTGAGTTGTATTCAATTGTTATTGGTAGTTTCATTTTGTTTGCTCCCGTTTTATTTTTTAACTAAATGTTTCAGCAACTTCACCACGTGCAACTGCAAAAGTAAATGATACTGTCTGAGCATCTACTCCTGAGCCACCTGCGGTTGGGTAAACTGGCAATACTGGAAATACAAACACTGCTCCAGTTGCTGCGGTTAGTGTAATTGAAATTTCTGAATTTGGTGCTGTATCGCATGCAGTCCAAAGTGCCTCGCATACTGATCCGGTCTTGCCCCAATCAGCAAGCATGTCCAATTGGAATGTGCCTGATGTGTTTACAACTTTGTAGGCTTCGCCATCTAAAGTCTGGTAAGTCTGACGATCAAACTCTTTGGTTAGAACTGCGTTTGTCGCTTGTGCTTCGATGTCTGTTCCACCTGTGAAAGACAAAGAAATATCGCGACCTGTTATTACTGTGGTTGCCATGATTCTCCTTTATGCGGTTTGTGTGTAATAGGTAGAAACTCGAACATCTGCAATAAGCAGAGTACTCGCTCCAACTGTTTGAACTGTAGGTCGTTCGACCGAACTGACGATGTATCCTGCTGGAATAACTGCCAGAACACTTAGAATAAGTTGCTCAATATTATCCAGGCTTGCTGGATTTGAGTTGTAAGCAACTGCGACTGTAATTGTCATATTGATCTTCGTGCGAATAGTAGATTTGCTGATTGTTTCTAATTCCAGGTATGGGCTATCTGGCACGACCACAACTGCTGGCGGAATTACTGATTCAGGTACAAATGAATAAACGTTTCCTGCAACTGTGCCAAGTGCTGTTGCTAAAGGTTGTCTAATTGAAGATAGAATTGTTGATGCTGGCACTATTGAGCCATACTTTCAACATCTATAAATGCGCCTAATATTCCAACGCATCTGTTGAATAAACTTCTGCCCATTCTAAACGGCGTCGCGGTGAAATCTACGCCTTCAATCTGACCTCCTCCTGCAAGGCGAGATTGGAATACTTCTAAAGATACTACGAATACTGCTGAGCGAACTGGTTGATTGCCAACATAAGTTGATGCTGAAGATAAGGTTGCAGTTCCGGATGGGATGATATTTGCGCTCGCCACATCTGCGTTTGTAATGGCGCATGAGAATGTATATTGTCCAAGATTATCTTCCAAGATTGTGCGTGTTCCATTGTAAGGTGCTCCGCATCCTGCGATAACGACTGATTGTCCTGCTGTAAACTCATGAATGCCCAAAGTTGTAAATGTTGCTACGTTGTCTGTTAGTGATGCCTCTTGAACTGGGCTCTTAAATGAAACTAACATTGGAAGGATCACGCCTTCTGCGGTATCAATAATTTCGTTTAAATATGTGTCATTGTATAAGGCAGAAGACACGCCAAGCACTGCTCTTAACTCACTGGCAGTAATAATTGCTGGCATGTCTTCTCCTTAACTCCCATTACAAAGATGCCGGAGATCGGGAGCAACCCCCGGCACTATTTGATTTAGGCTACTGATAATTTGCGGAATGCTGATGGGTAGCGGTTAACTACTGCTGCATATCCGTAAAGACCAATTTCCACACGACCATTTGCAACGATGTTCGCACGAATGTCAAAAAGGCTTGACTCGTGGAATCGCATTGCTGCTGATGGGTAAACTAATGCGTGCTTAGCATTGGCATTATCACCTGTGTAGTTAGGATCTACAACTAGGTCAAGTCCTGCAACTGTTCCTGCTGTTGAACCTTGTGAAATTAAACCAGCCGCATTTTGTGGTGCTGCTGCTGCAAATAGTGGACGACCATCTGCAACCGCTCCAAGTAATCCAGCGAAGTCAATGCCATTTGTCCCACCTGAAGGAGCAACCATCAAGCGGTTTGGTGTGAAGCGCATAACGCCATAAGCATCTGCAATTCCATCAGCAATTGCTGCATAGATTGATGCACCTGATGATCCTGCTGCTGCCTCTGATGCAATCTTTGCTGCGTAAGCATCTGTCTTTTGTGCGTAAGATGCAGCAAGTTCACGAATTAAAAGATCCAAGAATGATGGGTCTGAACGATCCAAAACTTCTTGGTTAATTACGTTTGCGCCAGCAAATTTAACGATGTTATCCTCTTGGAAAGAAACTGCAGTGTCTTGTGATGCGTACTCAACGCCTTCTGCTGTTAATCCAACAATTGCTTGATTTCCAAGTACTGGAGTGTAAATCTTAAGGCCACTTGTAGGGAGCGGTGCACGCTCGATGCTATCAATAAACGGCCTTGATGAATCAATTACTCCGATTACATCGCGTAGGTAGTTAGGTGGCACCATTCCGGTGTTCTCTGAAACTGTACCAATTGCTAATGCTGCGATTAGATCACGTGCATCTGTGTCGCCTTGTACTGATTTGATTTGTGCTGCTGCGTATTGTCCGGCTGTAATGTTTAGATCAACGCGTGGCTTTGTGTATGCAACGTATTGAGCATTTACAACTGGAGTTAGTGCCGCTTCTACCGCTTCGGTCGCGATAGGAGCCTCAGAAATAATTTCTGACACTTTGTCCTCCTCTTTGGTTGTTTCCTCAGCGGTTGCTTCGGAATTCTCTGTTGTGCTTGCTGCGACTTCACTTACTCTCGCAGAATCGATTGCTGGCTCTGAAACCAAACTTACTTCCTGTAAAGAACTTTTTTGAATGCGTAATACGCCTTCTACATTTTTCCACTCGTTAATTTTTACGCCAACACTAAATCCGTCCCTGAGTCCAGTAGCGGCCTCCTCGAGCGCATCATCCGCAGAAAAAGTTTTAGCAAGACGAAACGTGGCTTCTAAGCCTGAGTTTGTAGGGGTAATTTCGATAAGTTTGCCCAAAGGTCTTGTTCTGTCATGCTCCATCAAAAGTTTGACGGGCTTTGAAAAATCAATTGAATCTTTTTCAAATATGGTTAATCCTGCGCTTGTTGAACCTTGCTCATCCCAACTTACAATCGTTCCAGATATGGTTCGTTTGTTTGTGTCGGCTGCAGTGATTGTTATTGGGAAATTAATCTTCATCGGATTAAGTCCTCCTCTTCTTGTATTTGTTCGATACTCATAGCACCGATGCGGTTTAGGATTTCGTAAACTTGTGCACGCTCCAATGCTGATCCACGTAGGAAATCATCAATATCAAATCGTGTTTCGATTCCGTTAGGGCAGAAGTCTGCCTGGCTTAGACGTTGCTCAATTGCTGTAAGGATTGGACGAAGTGAAAAATCAATAAGTGCTTTGCGCTCTGCAGTCATATTGGAATATGTCATAGATGTAGTTTCAGCAGATACAAACGAAGCCGGAATGCCTGAAGCCCTGGCTATTTCTAAAGCGAGGTATTGTCGTGCTTCATTGAGTTGAAGTTTGGCAGGATCAAATCCAAGTGCTTGCAATTCTACATCGGCATTTAAGAATGCAGTTGATCTTGTTTGACGGCTTTGTGTCCATGAAGATAATAATCTTGAAATACGCTCTGGAGTTAAGTTTGTACCATTTGATTTTAAAACCATTTGTGGCATTGGCTCTTTTGCGTACATCTCTGCAGCCTTTTCTAATTCTGCTGCTGCTTTAATAGTACGACCTGCACGATTTAGAATTCCCTCATCTAATCCGTTGAATACAATTAGAGATCCCAAACCAAATGGCGGTACGCGCTTTCCATCTACTGTGTAATAATCGATTTCAGTTGATAACGCATTTAAACTTGCAAATACTCTGTTTGGTGCAATTCTTGTCCATGCACGAATGCGTGAAGCATCTGTTGATGCATAAGCATCCATTACCATTCCATAAGCAACTCCGTAAAGTAATAAATCTTCGGCGATCCATGCATATATTGCTGAACCAGCAACACGTGGGTCTGGTTGCATAATTACTCGGTTTGGTCTTACGTGTTCATTTGTAAAGTGATTGTATTGCTCAAGTGGTAATGATCCAATTGTTGAGCAAATAATGTTTCTGGCACGTGCGCCGGCAGGTACTGCCATGTACGCTTCACGTGATGCGGTTGTAGTTCCAAAGAGAATACCGCCAACTAATTGCTGCGCGTTGTAAGGTGCAAGTGATGCCGCTACATCTGTCGGATCAATTGTTTGTTTTGCTGTAAAACGATCGAATAGTCCCATTGGCGTAAATTATACCTTATGTCTGACTTATCCGATTTGTATGTCAACCTCTGTTTCCACTTGTGTCGCAAAGTAGGAAACCAGGGCAGTTGCAACGGCTGCACACACTGCAACTCTTGATGCTCTCCTGCCAATAATCCAGGCTCCATCGCCATAGGGCAATCTTGCAGCAGATAGCACTTGTTGTGTTAATTCTTCTTGATCCCCATGCTGTAAACGATGGCTGTTAATCGCTCCAAGCCATCGGTCGCACGATTCTGAATATACCGCCCCATCCATATCAGTTGTGGGAATTCCGGCTTGTTGTAAACGGCTGGCAACGGCTGCTGCTGTTCTTTTGCTGTAAGCAATCGTTTCCACCTGGTATTTGCGATAATACGGGGCAACATCGTTGGCAATTGCTAAATCATTTAATGAAAAGTCATTTGACCAGGTATGCAATAGTTGCACGTAATATCTTTCCCCTGGCATTCTTTGTGCAGCGACTAATGCGCCAAACTTTCGATCCGGACTTAAATCTAATCCCATCCACATAGTCTTTTCTGGATCTAGTGGAATTGGATCAATTGCGCATGATTGCCATTTTTGTGCATCCACGACTGAATTGATTGTATCAACCCATTGACATAAAACTTCTGTGCGCACAATATCCGGCGGATCATTTATTACGGATCGAAGATTATCCTCATGGATTGTTATACCTAAAGATGGATTGGCTTGAGCGAACGCATCCCAGTTCGGCTCACCCGACGGAAGGGTAATAGGAGTGTTTGGTTCAGCACTCCATTCAAACCAACCAATATCATCATTTGCACCACCTGCTGCCGCTAATGCTCTGGATCGTAAAGAGTTTAATACGATTGAATGTTGATCGCCAGCATTTGAATAAACCCATGTCTGAGGATTCTTTGCGCTGATCATGGTGTATCTCATCGATGACCAGGCATCTTGATCTTTGTACTCTCTCAATTCATCCATGTGGATAGTTTCAGGCTTGCTGATACCACGCGATGCGTTATTGCTTGCCTTGATTACAATTCTTCGATTGCCTTTGAGTTCTAATTCTTCTGCACCATGTTGCCATCGGATCTTTTTTACTTCAGATGCAAGTTTGTCGTTTTCTTCAATCAGGGCAATTATCTGCCTAAAGGTTTCCAGGGATGTTGTAAGCCTGTGAGCAGATGCTAGTTGCAAGCCTTCTCCCCATACGTAGGCTCCGGTCAACATACGAAGCATCATGAATGTAGACTTGCCATTCTGACGTGCGATGACTAGGCCATTCTCAGAATGATGCCAACGCCCATCAGGCTTGACCTTGTGCCCATGAATCGCCACAAACTTCTGCCATTCCATAAGAGGGATACCAACCTCAGCCGCGAAGTCAATCATCTCTTGGCCTTTAGACGGCAAATCATTAAGTTTGGAGTGAATACGTGGAGTTTGCACACCTCCTATTTTCGATCCAGTCTGATTCAAAGCGATCTGGTCTGATTCAGTCATGTTTAATCTGATCCAAAAGGATCGTGCCCGATCGAGGTGTTTCGTCGGTTAGAAAGATCAAT